TTCCTTTCTAGCCTCAGCAGCTGTTATTTCACCATCTGTTAATCTTTTAAGAGTGTCTAAACTTCTATCAATCCCTGTATCAATTGTCCCTCTAAGATTTTTTGAGTCTAATTCTTTTGGTGATAGAACTTTTCTTGCACTTGTTGTTGCTGCTCTAGTATATTTTTGAACACCAGTCATACTTTTACTACCGGCGAGAGCTAATCCCGGTTTATCAGCCAATGATTTAATGTCGGCAGCAATAGACACCAACGTAGATAATTGGTCTTTAGCCAACTCCTCCATAGTTTTTGGAGCGGTATTAGCCATTTTTTCAAGATTTGCAACATCTGTAGCATTTAATTCATCTATAGCCTTTGCAACTGTTTTTCCTGTTTCTGGGTCAGTTACTTGTACCTCATATTTACCTCCAGCACCCATTTCAGACATATTGGCTATCGTCTTTTGCATCTTTTCGTCTAACTCAGGTAACTCAGGAAAACGAATTTTACTCATTTTATCCTCTAACTCCGCACTTGCCAAAGACATTTTTGCCAATTCACCTGCGGGTAATCCCATCGCCTTCTCTAACTCCCTCATTTGACGTTTTGCTCCCGGCATAATTTCAAATTGACCTTTTTCATTTAATTGAGTAAATGATTTACCCATCTCCGCCATTTGATTTTGTAATTCAGCGGGGTCATTCTGAGCTAAGTCCATTAATTTTAACGGGTCAAGTAAACTACTTTGAGTAACACCTAATCTTTGCATAGCTGCCGCCATTTCAATAGCACCTTCAGGGTCAAAAACTTTTTCAGCAAAACCTAACGTTGTTTTCATATCAATTCTTAACATAGCCGCTTGTGCCGCCATTTTTGCTAAACCTGATACACCACCTTCAAAATTATATTTACTAAGAGAGTCCATATTTTGTAAAACAGCTGAAGACACTTTTTGTGCATTAACACCTGATTGAGCAGCAATATCCACAACATTTTTCATTTCCTTAGCGACTTGTCCCGCACCATATCCCGCATCTTTAAATCCTTTAACTAATGGACCAATTTGTTCACCAGTAACTTTCATTGTTGCGTAAAGGTCTTTATTTACTTCAGCAGATAACACAACATTTCTACCTAAAGCTGATGACGCCTCTTTTTGAGTCTCAATTACATCTTTGATATCACCACCTAAAACTCTAACACTACTAACTGCATCCGCCATTGTTGCACTTAATGTTTGAGCCATTTGTTGACCAAGACCAAATTGTTTTAAAAGTTCACTTGACCCCGCATCTAGTTGTGCAACAACCTTACCAACCGCATCAACACTAAAATTACTTTCTAAAGCATCTCCTAACGACTTAAGAATATCCTTACCTTTTTTTTCACTAGCCTCTAAATTACTTCCAGCATCTTGCATATTAAATTTCTTTTATAAATAAATACACCAAAGACATATTTTAATTTACGTCTTTGGTGTATTATCTTCTATTATTCTGTTTATTAAAAATTTTCTAACATAAGTGGGCATCTCGTTGAAATCATTATAAGAAGTCCTTATAAATTTAGCCATCAAGTAATATTCCTCAATTAGAAGTTGCCGATAGTTAAAAGAAAGGCCGAAAAAACTCCACCCCAAAGGTTATCTCGAAAGATACCAGTTCTCCTGACGGGGCGTTTGCTGTTCTCTTAAGGTCCAATGACGGTTCATTCTCCCTTAAAAAAGTTCTTATGTATTTAGAGTCCATAATTGGTAAAGTATCTACAAACATAGCTATTTTACCTCTATCGTTATCCCCATCAATTTCAACAATTTGTTTTTGTAATTTCCAAGTAATTCTTGGTGCCTGTCTTCCTGCAGGATATTGTTCAACCATTTTATCTAACTCAATAGTATCATAGAAAGTTGTTGGTCTTAATTTAACAGTAATACCTGTTTTAGGTAATTTAGTTAAGAAAAATCCATTTTCATCCGGTTGATTTTGGGTTTTTTTAATATTTAACTCATCCAATATAACAGTATGAGCAAATAATTTGTTAGTTTGTGGGTCAGTTAAATTAACTGTGTATTCAGCACCAAATGAAGTATTTCTTAAAAATATCAAAATAGCTTCAACATCACCATCAAGTAGTTCTTCAGGACGTAAATCATGTTCATATAATTTATTACGTAATAAAGTTAATACTACATTTTCTTTACCCGCTAGCGCACCAATTAAATAATTTTCATCAGACGCTGTTAAGTAACCGATTTTAACCGATTTTCTTTTAGATTTATAAAAAATTCCACCACTAGGTAATGATACCACATCATGTGGTAATGTGAAATTTTCTGTTCCTGCATTAATTAAACTCTCATCCATATAAATTTGTTTTTATTATAAATAATAAATGTATACTTTTTTTTATAAATAGTTAATAAAAAATCCACATATTTTTGATATGTGGATTCTTAAATTTAAATATAAAATATTATTTTAGTAAACTAATATACATCTATCCATACGTAATGTTGTAGAAATAGTTGCTAAAGCATCTTGACTATACCCTAAAGCGTCAAAATTAACATCAGATAAGAAAGTCCCTTCTAATATCCATTTTTCCACAACAACACCTGTTGGGTCCAACATTTCAAGGTCAATATTCTTTTTATATCCCGCAGCATATCCCATACGTCCGGTAACTGATTCAGCACATAAACGTACCCACTCCATAAGAGCTTGTGACGCTGACGGACCAATTGGGTCACGAAATTTAACGTTAATTGTACCCCATGTAAAACGACCTGCAACATATGTTTCAGTGTTTAAAAATGGAATCGCAACAGGATTAATTGTTATATGTGGTCTTGCTGCCGATTCTACGAACCATTCATTAATTCCTAATGTTGAAGGAAAACGTAGAATAAACCTATTTTGTCTTTTAGGTTCGTAAGGTATGGGCATTTTCATTAATAAATCAGCCATTTCAAATTGTTTTTAATTTTATTTTATTTATCTTTATTTAATAAATATCTCTATTTAAAAAATATTTATCTTGACTTTTAGAATTTAATTTATTATAATTATAATCCAGTCTAGTTTATTTAATACTAGTTTTTTTTTAACTAGTTTTTTTTTATTTAATTCTATTTTATTATAAGTATTTAATATTCTTTTTTTATTCCTCCTGCTGTTGAATAAGTTTTAATAATATTTTCTGGGTCTTGCTCAAAATGTTTCTTTACTACATCCACATTTTTTATGTCGTCATCTGAAAAACCTACTTTAGGAACAAAATAATTATTTATTTTATTTTTTAAGAACGCCTTTTTTTGAATATGTTGAGACATTGCTTTAACATATTGAACAAATTCTTTTAAAGCTTTAATTTTCCCTTCTTCCGGATTTGTTGCGGAACCTTCTCCATAACTTACAGGATAAAATTTACATAAATCTAAATATTCTCTAATCATCTCCTTTTTAGAAACATTTTCTTCATCAGCTAAATCTCTATATTTTTCTAAATTTTTAACTAACTCAGTTGAATTAATTCCATTACGGTTTGATACAATATAATTATAACAAGCCTCTTTTAATACTGATGGTGTGTGCCCTCTCGCAGTAACTATAGAAAAAATTGACCCATTATTAATTGCTTCAACAAAATCAGCCCAAGCCGGTCCCGGTTTTGCTAACATAGAATCAACAATAAATTGTTTATCACCTTTAACCCCGAAATATCTAAAAGGGTCTTCTGAAAATCCAACAATGGTGTGTTTATCAAATTCAAATGGTTCCTTACCTATAATTTCTCTATAAGTTGCGAAATCTTCAGTTGACATTCCAACCTCATCACCATCTTCATCTTTTAAGATTATTTTAGTTGGCATTGAAACTATATTATCGTCCCAATCAAAAGCGTAATACTTCTCATCCGGAGCACCTTCCTCGTCAATTCCTTCAATTATTTTATTTTTTAACATATTTTTGTTATAAGGCTTAATTATGACCCACTATTACAATGGGTCATAATTTTATTAATTATATATTCTCGAAAGAAGCTCCGGTTGGAGTAATATAGAACGTAATGTCTATAAATTCTAACGATTTGGTTGGTTTGATATAAATCTTACCAGTCATTTGATTTCTGTCTAAATCAGCTGCGTCAGACGAAACAGTTACACGGAAATCATAAAGACCTCTATCTCTTCTAATAGAGTCTAATATTGGGTTAACAGAATCTAAGAAATCTTGTCTTACCTTAGCGTCATTTTGTTCAAATAATAATCTAACAGAAACTGCTGATATTAATTTACGAGCTTGAAGTAATAATCTTCTAACATTAATTCTATCAAGTGCCGATTGTCTAATTTGAAGAGTTTTGTTACCCCAAATTACCGTTCCAACATCTGAGAACGTTGCTATTGGATTTAAA